GGGGATGACAGAGAACTGCTGACCATCGCCTACATGGATGGGTTCGAGCAGGGGAAGAAGGCAATAGAAAACAAATGGGCATCGCTATACAACAGGGTCAACGAGATGATGGCGCACATGGGAGCTTATGGTGAGGTTGACACGCAATCAGCCGTTGCAGATAGGGTCATGGGCGCACTGGCGGCCATAGACGGCGGAACTTACAAGCCGATGACAGAACAAACCAAGGGATAACCGATGAAAATAATCAATCCAAGTGCTGAAATTATCGAAGACGAACTGTCACAACTCAGTATCCACCAGCGCATCGCCTACTGTGCCGGGGTTTGCTATCAGCGGGAGCCGAACAAGACCGAGGAAGATGCCCAAGAGTTTTGCCGGAAGATGCTCAACGTCAAGCACATGAGCACGATGGAGATGGCCACGATCCATATCGCCACCTCGCCATACGACTACATCGACAGCCGGTATGTCCACAGCACCGAGATAAACGGCACGACGCGGATTATTACCGGGTCAATACGGGCTTTCCGCGAGGCAGCAGACGAGTACGGCAGCCACATCTGGAATTTCCTGGCCGATGAGTTGCCGATATTCTTCGCAGAGTCTGACCCTCCGAAAGGTAATGTCAGATGGGCGACGCCAGACGAGATCCCCTGGCAGCATCATCATGTCGCCGTCCGAATCATCGTCAACCGTGCGGTGAGTCACGAGCTGGTGCGACATAGGCCATGCTCATTCCTTCAGGAAAGTCAGCGGTACTGCCGGTATGAGGATGAGGTGGTGTTTATCAGGCCGGAGTGGTTTGGAACGGGGAAAGGATCGTCAGAATCACAATGGATTTTTGCAATGGAGGATGCCTCGATGAGATATGAAGTGCTCCTCAGAGATGGCCTAAAACCCCAACAAGCCCGCGCTGTCTTACCAAACAGCACCAAGACCGAACTGATCTGCTACGCCAGCCTGCCGCAGTGGAAGCACATGTTTGACCTGCGGTGCTCTCCTGCTGCTGACCCGGAAATGATCAGAGTTATGGTACCGCTACGGGAAGAATTCAAGCAGCGGTACCCGGAAGCAGCGTTTTGAACGGTTCGGTCACGATGAAACAGAAAGAGATAGATGGCCATATCAACCGTATCGATACGTTGATAGCTGCAGCACGGTCTGCCATGATCAGACAAGTGCTCGATGGCCGAAGCGGTTCCGTGACCATACGCGCAGAGTTCTCGGGTGGAGGAATCAGGAAAATCGAATCTCAATTCACAGGACAGATATCGGAGTGGGCGCTAGGCGAGAAAACCTAGCAGTAAACCAGAAAAACGCTTTTATAAAAAAAATGTAAAAAATACGTGCAAACAGAAAAATGATAGTATAGACTTCATGTAACACATTCGGCCCAGATAACCTCTTGCGTGCCTCTTGGCACAAAACAAGGAAACTGCCCGAACCAAAGATGTAATTGTCGTTTTGTCGCGACAAATGCGCCTTTGGTTCGGGCTTTTTTTTTGCCATGAAAAAAGAACTCACCCCAAAACAACAGGCATTTGTCTCGGAATACCTGATCGACCTGAACGCCACACAAGCGGCGATTCGAGCAGGGTACAGTGCAAAAACTTCCGGGTGGATAGGTCAACAGCTACTCGCGAAAACTCACATTGCCGCGAAGATACAGCTAGCAGTGGCGAAACGGGAGGAGCGAACAGAGATAAAACAGGATGCTGTTCTTCGGGAGATCGCCAGAGTCGCCTTCTCCGACCCGAGAAAGATGTTTGAGGACAATCGGCTGAAGTCAGTCAACGAAATAGATGACGATACGGCCGCGGCGATTTCAAGCATCAAGGTTTCCACCAAAAGCAACGATGGCGGCGAGGTCGAATTCATCCATGAGATCAAGTTCTGGTCAAAGACGGCCGCCCTTGAGATGGGCGGGAAACACCTCGGGATGTTTAGCGCCCACAACGACCAGAAGCGCCCGATGGTCGTGATTAAAAATCTGGCTGGAGATGCCGGTAAATGACCGCACCGATGACCATTGAGATCCGGATGAAACCGCAGGGGCACGTGCTCGATGCGTTCATGAGGTCTCGGTCCCGGGTATCGCTAATTCGTGGACCTCTGGGGTCAGGGAAAACGTATCAGTGCATCCAGAAGATTCTGGTGCTGATGAGCGAGCAGGATCCGGATGGCCTGGGGGTGCGCAAATCCAGATGGTATGCGATCCGAAACACCTATCCGGACCTGTTCAGCACGACCGTCAAGGATTGGATCGACCTGTTTGGAGATTTGGGAGTGTTTACCCAGGGATCAAAGGAGCCGCCAACGCACCGGCTCGACTTCGATCTTGATGACGGTACCAGTGTCCAGGCCGAAATGATCTTCCTGGCGATGGACAGAGAAGATCACGTCAAAAAACTCAGAGGGGCCCAGGCCACCGGGTTCTGGCTCAACGAGACGAAAGAGCTCCCGAAGTCAGTGGTCGACATGGCAGACCTGCGGCATGGCCGGTATCCGTCGGCTATGGATGGCGGTCCGACATGGCACGGAATGGTTGGTGACACCAACGCACCGGACGATGATCACTGGTACTACAAGCTGGCAGAGGAAATTAAGCCAGATGGCTGGGAGTTTTTCACGCAACCGGGTGGTCTGATCAAGACGCCGAGCGGAGCGTACATCGAAAATCCAGAGGCGGAAAACCTCAATAATTTACCGGATGGGTATTACATCCGTGGCAAAAACGGCAAGGCGCCTGATTGGGTCGATGTCAATCTGTGCAACGAATACGGACGGGTGCAGTCTGGAAAACCAGTGCATCCAGAGTATGTCGATAGTGTCCATTGTGCGGACAACGATATTCCATACGACCCTGCGTTCCCGCTGATCATCGGCATGGATTACGGGCGCACCCCTGCAGCGGCAATCATCCAGCGGAACGCGATGCGCTATGTGGTCATCGACGAATTCTGCACTGAAAACATGAGCGCCGCACTGTTTGCGCCAGAGCTCAAACGCTACCTTGACCAGCATTATCCGCTTGCCAGGGTCCAAGGATGGGGCGATCCGGCCGGCGATCACAAGGGGCAAGCGACCGAGGACACACCGATCAAGGTGGTGCAGGCTGCAGGCATTCCGTGCTCACCGTGTTTCACCAACGAGACGTTGATTCGCCGTGCTGCTGTTGCTCGCCCGCTCACCCGCATGGCTATGGACGGTAAACCTGCTTTGCTGATCAGCCGGAAGGCAAAGATGATTCGCAAGGGCCTGGCCGGAGCCTTTTGCTACCGAAGGGTCCAGGTTGCCGGCGATGCGAGATACACCGACGAGCCGGAAAAGAATGCCTGGAGTCACCCGGTCGAAGCGCTTGAATACGGACTGCTTGGGTCTGGAGAGGGTCACGACGCGCTGAGTTCAGGAAACGATCCTGGAGCTGAAAAAAAGGCAGAAAAGAGGGAGCATGCAAGACGTGACTGGTTCTGCTGAGCGAAGCATAGAGCGGACGGCGCAGTTCAGCAAGGACGCTGAAGGCGCTACTGTTGGGAGTGGAGGCATGACACTGAAACGGCTCGAAGATCTGATGTCTGACATCAGGTATCAGCCGTTGTGGCGTTCTGACGCCGACAAGTGCTGTGATTATTACGACGGGTACCAACTCACAGCGGACCGGCTGGAACGTATGGAACGCCTGGGAATTCCGCCGATTATCACCAATCTTATCGGGCCGGTTATCAACTCGGTTCTCGGTCTGGAAGCAAAAAACCGCACAGATGCGCGGGTGTCAGAAGCTGACGAGGCGCAACAGGCGCCAGAAGAACTGCTGTTGGCGATGAATGCGCGTCTCAACGAGGCTGAGCGCGAGAGCATGGCCGACATGGCAACCAGCAATGCCTACGCCAGCATGATTAAGTCCGGAGTGGGATGGGTTGAGGTCGGATTGGAATCCGATCCGTTCCTGTACCGATATCGGGTTCAAGCGGTTCACAGGAACGAAATCTGGTGGGACTGGCGATCGCAACGTCTGGACATGATGGACGCGAGGTACCTGGTCCGCAAGCGTAGGTACGATAAGGATCACCTCATCGCCGTCATGCCTGAGCACGAGCGACTGATTCGCTACGCGGTCGAAGATAGATTTGGATCGTGGCAGCTTGACCTTGAGGGTGATTGGGATACTGACCTGATGATGGCCGCTCACAACGAGCGCATCACCAATATCGATTCGTCGGACTGGCGAGATGCAGAGCGTGACCGGGCAACGGTGTACGAGGTCTGGTATCGGGAGTGGAAGCGTGGACAGTTTCTTGATTTGCCGAATGGTCGCATGATCCTGTTCGACAAACGTAATCCAGCGCACGCAATGGCCGTCGATCGCGGTTGGATCGTTCCGACTGATCGAGTGTACAGCGACGTCAGGTTGGCGTTTTTCCTCGGGTGCCACCGGCTCTATGACATGCCAACGCCCTACCCTCACCGCTATTTCCCGTATGTGCCGCTATTTGGCTATCGAGAGGATCGGAGCGGCATCATGTACGGGATGATTCGCGGCATGCTCAGCCCTCAGGATGTTGTCAACAGCGCCGATGCAAAAATGCACATGCTGCTCAACAGCAAGCGGGTTGTCGCTGACTCAGACATCATCGACGCCAAATACAACACCTGGCGAGATGTCCGCGACGAGGTTGCTTCTCCGCAAAGCATGATCCTCCTTGACCCGTCGAAGCGTGGCGGCAGATTCGAGATTGATTCAGACGGTCAGCTCAGCGCACAACAGTTCAACCGTCGCATGCAGGCTGCTGGAGATATCGAAAACGCAGCCGGCGTCTACAAGGCGATGCTCGGCAAAGAGGGAAGCGCTACATCAGGGGTTGGCATCAATAGTCTGATCGAGCAAAGCACGGTGATGCTGTCCGAGATCACGGACAACTATTCCTTCGGCAAACGGATGGTTCGTGAACTGCTGTTCAGCCTGGTCAAGCAGGACATCATCGACAAGGAAATTGCAGTACCTGTCAAGCGTGACGGGAAAAAGGAAATCGTCGTGCTGAATCAGCGCGTGGTCAATCAGGAGACCGGCCAGCAGGAGATTGCCAACGACATCAAAAGCGTCGAGTTCAAGGTGGCAATGAACGAGGTGCCGAACACGGCCAGTTTCAAACAGCAGCAGTTACAGGTGTTGATTGACACCATCAAGGGGTTGCCGCCAGATGTTCAGGCACTCGCCGTCCCGACCATGCTGAAACTCACCGATGCGCCCGGAAAGGATGAAATGGCGGAGGCTGTCCAGCGCAAACTCGGAATAGGGATTGGTCCAAAACTCACCGACGAACAACAGG